ATACTTCCAGGTTTAACTTTATAATCTGTTACCTCTTGTTGTAAAGGATCTTGTACAACTCCCAATTCTATATCTATTTTTTTATTCATTCTTATCCCCTAAATCGAACTTTTATTCCAGTAGAATGGTCATATGACCGAAGGCCATTATCCTGTTCTTCTAATTTTGACTTAAATTCTTCTTTCAATTTAGTACTTTGTGTTGTTCCACAATACCTCTTACAAACCTCTAAAGCATTATCTCCATTATTATCAATAAGAGCATCATAAAAACCTTTCCATTCTTCAGACTTTAAAATTTCATTTATACTGTCTACGTTAGTTAATTTAAGATGCTCTTTAAAAAACATATCTTTAATTTCTTTAGCCTCATTACTTACTTGCCTATTTTGATGCGTTTCACGTGGATCACACCAACAACACGGCACTATATATCCTTGAGCACTATATCCATATCCCTTCCCCGAAAGGCATTTCGGAGTTAATTTTACCATGCCCACGGACCTAACGAACTGTTATTTAACCAAACTTCTTCTGCATAAAAAGAATTTCTCTTATTATATTTACTACTACTAAAATATTTATTACTTATATAATCTTCTTTATTAGTGGGTTGATATGGGTCTTCTTCGCCTTTCCATCTTGAAGAATACATTGTCATAAAAGAAATATTATTATCCAGTGCCATTTTCTTTGCTTGTTCCACATGATTTTCATTATAATTAAAAACAATATATTGCCACTCAACACTAATTCCCATAGACACACCCATTTTCATAACTTCGAATAACTTTTCTCCATCTTGATTTATTCTATATAAACAACTTTCTTCTGGTAAACCATCTACACCAAATCTCCACAATGCTTTGGGATTTAATTCAAATGCTTTTTTATACCATGATATTGGTCTATGAGATGCCGCTGTTGCTACAGTTATATGAGAAGGAGAATATATTGGTAGAGCTGATAATTCTAAAAATTCATGGAATTTGGGATGTATAATTGGATCAGAGATTTGTCCACAAAATAAAATTCTCCTAAAATGTTTTATTATTTTAGTAAAATCTGTTATAGAAAGATCATGACCTGGAATTGGAATACCAGCATCTTTATAATCTTTCCTTCTACATCGTGGGCAAGACAAAGTACACCGAGGAGAAATGTCTAAATTTATGGCCATTCTGACCGTTGCTTTTATTATTTTTTCTTCAACAGTTAATTTTTTATTTGTGCCATCTGTCCATTGTTCTCGTTGAGATACTATATTTTTTTTACTAGAGTGGTCCACCATTCATCTTATCTCTCAATTTATTTACAAATTCCCAAAGACTAGAAATTTGTTTTCCATGAATATCTATTTCAGACCGCTGTTTAACACTTTCCACGTATGTATCTCTACGATCTAACTCTTTTGTCAACGCATTTAAATCTCTTCTGTTAGATTTAACTTCTGATTCTAATCTAACAGCTACGATTATTGCTCCTATTAAGAACAATATTTGGTGCCAATATTCTGTCAGCGCTTCCATTTATCCTCCTAAATCATCCTCCCCAGTTTCGGGGTTAAAAGTATTTGCATCACTAAAAAATGATGTAGTTTCGTTAAACCCAAAATCATCATCTGCATCAGCAGTTGCAGGAGAGGGAGACACAGTATATCTTTGCTCACGTTTTGGGGATTGATCAGGCAGATTTGTGAATTGATCCACTTGAACTGTTTTAATAACCTTGGTGGATGTTACAGGACCGTATAGATAAAACTTGGCAGTGAAAGACAAAGTGTATATTAATGCCCTTCTTGCTTGGAATTCTCCTTCATAATTATCTTCATAAGCAACACTATTTAATACTAAAGGAACATCTCTCTTTATTCCCATATCGGTCATGTCATTAATTGTTACTGTATAATCTGGTTGAAAGTAGGGTAAAATCTGTTCTACAATTTGCAAGGCATCATCAGATTGTTTTGCCATAATATATAAAGTAAATTCTAAATTATAGGGAACAGGCATATATTGTGTGTCTAATTGACTAGCTTTGTCTCCCTTTACCTTTTTCATTCTCTGAACACGATTTAATTTTCTAGCAGAATCGTATGATAAATTTGCTATTTCAAAACCAATTCTAGGTAAAGTTACTGCAACCTGTTTAGTAAGATCTGCATCCTCTCGCAAACGGACAAGAAATTTCTCTCTTGGTCCATAAGCAAGAGGAACCTTCATTGTCTGAATAATGTTCCCATCATTATCTTTACGAACCAAATGTATATTATTAAATATTGTTCCAAATGCGACAACTACTTTTCGCATTGTTTCATGATAGAATTGTTGTCCTAACATTATGTACCTCCAGCATCACCAAAAGGATTTCTTTCGGAGAAGTCTAATATTGTATCATCTAACGAATCAAATAACTCGTTCTGGGCTGTTGTTTCTGTACTCACATCACCTATTACATAATCTTCATTAAGTAAGTAGGCATCATCACCACTATCTGCTGGATTCTCAAGTATAATACTTTCACCAACACCACTAGAATCATTCTCACCCGTAAGATAATCACCAGCAGTCTCTTCTAATAGAAGTCCTTGATCTCCACCAATCTCCATTCTTAGATATTCGTTTACAGCAGATGATTGTTCTAAAGTCATCTGAAAACTAAGAGCATCTATCGAAAGATCTGTCTCTATCGCATCGATTGCAGCGATATCTGTATCTATAATCTCAGAACTATACTCAAATAATCTGCAATTTAATTTGTATACTGGATTGTTGTCCAGTTGATAAAAAGGATCATCATGATCCACAAAGTTAATTTGAAACACCTTGTCTAATGTCGGGTGGTAAACTAAATCACCTTCTAAGGGTCTATCAGAATCCGTTGAAGTTGCTTCTGAAATTATAAAACCACTTTCAAATGAACCACTAATATCTACTACCGTACTATCCAAACTTCCTGCTTCTAATAATATAGAACCACTTAAAGTATCTGTTCCAGCTTCAATTGTAATTTGTTTTGTTAAATCCTGAAACCTAGTTTTACTCACAACAAAAGTAATCTCACTTAGATTCTGTAAACCTAATTGAGACATTAATTCTTTTTCTCCAGCAAATCCCCCCTCAGAATTTTCTACATACATTTCTATTTTTGCTTGCGTAGTAAATTTTGCAAGATCATCTGTAAAAAATAAAGAGTCTTCGGCAGTGAGGGTTCGATCTAGATAATATACATCATGTCCAAAAATCTGAATTGCTTCTGTAACCAAATCAGCATACAAACTTTGTTCGGCAGCGATTGCCGTGGCACCACTAGTATGAAAGAATGAATTGACTGCCATAATTTACCCTATCATATGCATAGGTGGTAATTCATATGCTAATTGAATCTGCTCTTCAAGTCTTTGTTGTTCTTCTATTGCCTGAGTGTATATAGTTTCTCCATTCATAGTAACTCCACCCAACATAGCAACACCACCAAACTTACTGAGATTTGAGCCCCATTGTCGTTTAAGTAGTGTTGTTGTATATCTTTTTAAAAACATATCATCATAGATATCAGTATACGTTGTTGGATCTAATTTTCTCCAGCATTCTACTACAATATAATCAACATCAGGTTCTATATCATTTTCCCAATCCATATCAAGATAAAGACGATTCTTATGTTCATTAAATCGAATTGGTACTTCACCCACAAGAATATGCTGTAAATAATCCAGATGCTTCATTGTCATATCATAATGTATAATTGAAGTAGTAGACAAATCATACAGGTCATTCAATCTCAATTGATATCGGATATCAAACATATTATTGGTTGCAGATTCTTCAAAAGGAAAAACCTGTACAACAGAAATAACAGAACTAGGAAGAGGTATCCAATTGTCACCTTCTTTCCATGTTGCTGTTACACTATTATCTGCTGTATCTGTTGCTGTTTCAGAAGTATCTGATCTAGCACGTGTAACATCTGCTGTCGTAATGAGATGTTTAAGAAACATCTTTTCTACACCATCATAATGGTATTGAGAAAAATATTGTAATGCTTCATCAAGTCGATCATCTGCTTGATCATCAGATATATTGATGTCTATAACACCATAACCAAGATTCCGTAGGCAATAACTCTTTAAAGTTGCTTTTGTTGTTGGAGTGGCCATATTATAATCCTTTTTTTTATATTTATAAATCTATTGGTCTAGTTACTATACAATTAGGTCCGAAATCAACATCATCTTCGATCCAATCACTTTGTTTCTTAAACCCTGCTTT